CCTACATCTACATTTGCTATATTTGAAGAAGGTGTTGGTAAAACAGTAGAATATACAATTTATTTAGATTAATGAAGGGTTAAATTGGTGTATATATGCACTTGTTTTATATTGGAATTTTTATTGGGTTAATGTTGGAAAGATATATACTTCCTATTTTTGATACATATTTTGAAATTTTTAATTATAGAAAAGCAGAACAAATTACTTTGCATAATTTGAATATGAAAGCAATGAACTTAGATTTTACTAGAAAATATCCCGAAGCAAGTGGTGAGCCTTATCAACAGACACAAGCTATAGGGTTTGACCATCCCCAAGTACAAAACGAAGATTATGATTGTGAAGATATGAATAGAATTGGATTTTAGAAAAGTGAATCAATTCACGAATTGGTAGTGATTTTTGAGTAGGCATCCCCTACTCTATTTTTTATTGAATAAAAGGAGGTGGCTTTGTGCCAAAAACAAAAAAAAATACATATGCAAAGCCACGACAAAAAAGAGATTTAACATGTTGTGGTTGTACTAAGACAAAAAAAGATACTGATTTTTATTCTAGTTATAACCCATTGCATGGTACTGGTAAATTGCCATATTGCAAAGATTGTATTCAAAATATGTGTCTCGATAACAAAGGGAATATATCTATAGAAAAATTACAAGAAACATTAAAATTAATAGACAGACCCTTTATTGAAGATTTATGGAAAATATCTGTTGAAGAAAATTCTACAAAGCCAATAGGAATATATTTTAAAAATTTAGGTCTTTCACAAAACAGAAAACTTACTTGGAAAGATTCTTGTTTTATAGATAATTCTAATAAAAACAATAGCTTAGTAGATGGTAATATAATTGTTGATGAAACGTTAATAACTTCTTGGGGTCAAAACTGGCAACCAGATGAGTATATAAGGTTAGAGAGTTTTTATCGTTCTATGGTTGATATAAATAAACCAGAAACACCTCAAGATAAAGATTACATAAAAAAAATAGCAAGACTTTCTCTCCAGATAGATAAAGCAATAGAGAGTGGGGATTCAAAAACTGCGAAATCTTTAGGCGATTTATACTCTAAATATATGTCTGATGCCAAATTAAGAACTAGCGATATGAGTGAGGCTGATAAAGCTGGTGGTATTAGGAGATTTTGTGATATTTTTACTGAAGTTGAAAGAGATGATTTTATCCCGCCGTGGGAGTATTACAGAAAAATAAATGGTGCAAAACAAGATATAGTTGACAAGTCTATAATGTTTATATTGAACTTTATGTTAAAATTTAATAAGTCCGAAAAACTATCTCAAATCCCTGTCAACACACCTATAATTGAAGATGATGAAATTGATGATCAAGCACAGTCTTCTATAGAATTAGAAGATTTGGAAGTAATTGAGTATGAGTAGTTACAATAATTTTAGTAAAAAAGACAGGGCAAGAAAAGATAGTAATTACAACACAAATCCAGATAATTTTGAGGTTAGAAAAGTAAATAAAGATAAAATAAAAAGTTTTGAAAAATTAAAACCTAAATGGAGAGAATTATGTAGTTACTTCAGATTCTACCCCGATCGATTCATTGACTTTATTCAACCAGATGATGCAAAAATAAAATTATATTTCTATCAAAGAATATATTTGCGGATAATGTTTAGATTTAGGAAAGTTTTTATAACTGCAACACGTGGTACTTCAAAATCTTTTTTGCAGAATTTAGCATTTGTTTTACTTTGTATTATGTATCCTAGAACAAAGTTGTTTTGTTGCGCTCCAGGAAAAGAACAGGCTGCAAAAATAACTCAAGAATGTCTTGATGATATATTTGATTTTTTCCCTCTTTTAAGAGAGGAAGTCAAACTATACAAAAAAGACAAGGATTATACTAAGTTAATTTTTTATAATGGAAGTAAATACGATGTTGTTCAAATGAAAGATTCTGCAAGAGGTGGAAGGCGTTTTGGAGGCGCAATAGAAGAAATCTGTGATAAAAAATTTGATGGAAATATATTGAATTCTGTTGTAATTCCGCTAATGGCAAATTCACGTCCAGCTATGTGTGGTAAAGTTGATCCAAATGAGATTCATAAAAGAGAAATATATATAAGTACCGCATCTACTCAACAACAATTTGCTTATCAAAAATGTAGAGAAATTTTTGATGATATGTTAAATGGCGAATCTGCTTTTTGTACAGGTAATTCTTATGAGTTACCTTGTATGTATGGACAATTAGATATTGCTTTTATAGAAGAAAAAAGAGATTCTCCCACATATAGTATTCTTGACTTTATGCGTGAATATGAATCGATTTATACGGGTTCTAGTTCTGATAATTTAATATCTGATGAAAAATTAAATAAATGTAGAACATTATCTATAGCAGAATGGGAGCATTGCGGAGATACAAAAGTACAATATGTACTTGCATATGATGTATCCCGAAGCACAGGAAAAGAAAATGCGTTATGTGCCTTAGTGGTTATTAAACTTACTCCCCGTGGAGATGGGACTTATCATAAACAGGTTGTTAATATATTTTCTTCCGAAGGACAACACGATACTTGGCAAGCAAAGTTTTTAAAAGAAAAAGTAAGAGAATATAAGGCTAGTATTTTAGTAATTGATGCTAATGGAATTGGATCAGGAGTGGTTGACCAGTTGGTATTGGATTTAAATGATGGAAACCCACCATATAAAGTTGTCAATGATATAGATAATCAATGGACTAAATACGAAACTCAAGACGCTATACCGATGGTATACGCTTTAAAATCACAAAGAAAAGAAACCAAAAACAGTGATATGATTAATAACATTATGAAAGTATTTAATAAATTAGATGTTGAATTATTAAAAACGCCAAACGAAGGACTTAAAGAGCTGGAAAAGAAAAATAAAAAAAAATTTAAAGACGATAGCGAAGAAATTGCACTTGCTGAGATACCATACATACTTACCAACAATCTTTGTGACGAAATTATGAATCTGCTATATAAGCAGAGAGGTAATGATTCGGAAGTAGAACAAATATCTCGCTCTATACCAAAAGATAAATTTTCTGCGTTAATGTATGGATTATTCTGGGTTTATCTTGAAGAAAAAAAGAATAAGGAACAAAATCGAGATATAAAAGTAGATATGAATAAACTTTTCTTATTTAAGAAACCCAACATACGCAAATACTAATATTCCCGAAAGAAAGGAGGGAATTTTTATTGTCTGAAGAAAAAAACAAACAAGAATTTGAGGTTAAGTATTATAAGCTCGACTTGCAAAAATTAGTAAAATTAATAAAAAAAGACCTACAGTCTATTACTGACGGGAACGCATTGCTTTCACAACATAAAAAAGAAGACATTATAAAATATTTACAATCACCAATATCCAGTGAGAAAATTATTAGACAAATTTCTAGGTTATTATATAATCTTAGCCCACAATATAAAAGATTACTTCATTATTTTGCTGATATGGGGAGATATGATTATATAATTAACATTAATAATTCAAAAATAATTGAGTTATCCAAAGAAAAAATACTTCAAAAATATTTTAAGGCAGTAAAATATGTAGATACAATGAATATTAAACATGAATTTAGCAAGATAACTAAACACATTTTTGTTGAAGATGTGTTTTATGGTTACGACTATTCTACTGATCATTCATATTTAATACAAAAACTTGATTCTGATTATTGTAGATTGCATGGGTGGGCAGATGGGGTACGTACTTTTCAATTTGATTTTTCATATTTCAATAGTACTAAAAGGAGAGAGTTACTAGATACATATTATGCTCCTGAATTTAAAGAGAAATATGAAGTATATAAAAAAGATAGCAAATTAAGGTGGCAAGAATTAAGCCTAGAAAATAGTATTTGCATTAAGTTAAATGAAGAATTAGAATATTCTATACCGTTCTTTGCTTCAATTTTCCCTGATATCTTTGATTTACAAGATTATAAGCTGCTTAAAAAAGCAAAAGAAGAATTACAAAATTATGTTATTTTAGTGGGTAAAATACCCTATCATGAGAAGTCGGACAAAGCTAATGACTTTGCCCTTTTACTCGATGATGCTATTGATTTTGGTAATAAAGCTATAGCTGCGTTGCCAGACCAGGTTGGATTTATTTTGTCTCCGTATGATGACGTAAAAGATATTCACTTAGGGGACAAAAAGCAAGTTGATAGCAATGCTGTTGGCGAAGCAGAGCAATCTTTTTTCAATTCTGCCGGAGTCAATCAAGTATTATTCAACAGTGATAAAATTACACAAGAATCAATTCGCAAATCTATACAAGTGGATGAGAATTTAATCTTTGGTTTATATAGACAGTTTGAAAGATGGGTTAATCGTAAATTAAAATTGACACTTGATGATAATTTCGCAATAAATATATTAGATTCGACTAATTTTAACTTTTTAGAATTAGCCAAACATTTTAAAGAGGCTGGTCAGTATGGACTCCCCGTAAAAAGAAACTATTGTGCAGTATTAGGTTTATCCCCATTACAAATGGAGTCTGCTATTAAAATGGAAGACGTGTTGGATTTAGAAAATAGATTTATCCCGTTGAAATCTGGTAATACTTTGTCTCCAGATAAAAAAGACTCTAATCGTCCTCCAAGAGAAATCGAAGGCGGTGGCGATGGTTCGGGGGAAGAGGGGAATGAAGAATAAAAGGAGGCTTCCAATTTGTGAAATTTATACATGTTTTTTCTGAAGAGCTAAAAAATAAATTGCTCCAAGGTGGATATAACCTGTTGGTTGAAACCAACGGGATTTTTATTTTTGAAAACTCATCTGCTCTATTTTTTAATTTTGAAGAAGCAGACAAAAGGCAATTTATTTTTAGTAATAAAATGATGTTTTAAGGAAGGGTGGTGATGTATTTGAAAATAGATAAATTAAAATTTACAGCTATGATTGATAAATCTACTTTTGAAGTATTAAATTCAGAGTTTACAAAAGCTAAAGCATATATTTTATATTGTGGCGACAACAGAAATAAAAGTAGATTATCAAAGAAAACAGTAGAAGAGGCACTACCTACTTTATATAATATCCCTGTAGTTGCTGAATATATAGAGAAGAAAGAAGATTTTGGTGGGCATGGTGGCAAAATAGTCATCAGCGATGAAGGTGTAAAATTTATTCAAACTACAAAACCATATGGTCTTGTTCCAGAATCGGCAAATCCTAGATGGGAAATAGTTGAAGATAAGGAATATTTGGTTGCAGATATTATTTTATGGAGTGGTAGATATCCCGAATTAGAAAAAACTATTTCCGAATACTCAAATCAAAGTATGGAAATAAATGTGTTTGATGGTTTGTGGTTAAAAGAAGAAGGTATATATGATATTACTAAATTTGAATTTTCTGCTCTTTGTATACTTGGTCAATCTGTTGAACCATGTTTTGAAGATGCAAAAATTGTTACGTATGGACTTGACGAATTTAAACAAGAACTAGATGAAATGTTTAAAAAATATAAAGAATTTAGTATCTCTTCAAATAATAATTCAATAGATTTGGATTTAGATGAAGATATGCTAAAACTTAAAGATAAATTTGAGCGTAGGTTACATAAATTCCAGTCTGAAGAAGGCCCCGGACTTGAGGACTGGCTCTATCTAATCCACCACATCCACGTTGACCCGGAAACCGGCGAAGAAATCATACACCACTGCCCGATGTTGGATCATTTGGGCAATCTTTATCAAGTAAAGCATATTGTAGACGAAAATGGTGAAGTATGCCATTGCCTTGTAGGACTTATTGAGGAGCAAGATGTTTATTGGTCTGATGAGGAGGCTGAAGCCGATGGCAAAGAGGTTCCCTGTGCAAATAGACAATTGGCAATTAACTAATGGAGATTATTCACCCGAAGAATTATTAAAATTATTATATGAAATTATTACCGATACATTACAAAAATGTAAAAATCCTGGGATATTACTATCAGGAGGAATTGATAGTTCATTATTGGCTATTTTAGCAAATAAAATAACAGATGTTCCTTGTTTTACTATAGGAAGCAATTTAAATCATCCCGACATAGTTGCGTCAATGAAATTATCTAATGAATTTAATTTAAACCATTATATTTATATCCCAAATGAAAAAACAAATGATAATCTAGGGGACTTAGGTGTTTTTATGGCTTTAGATTTTGCGTCAAAATTTGCTACAGACATTATTTCTGGAGATGGTATTGATGAACAAATGGGCGGTTATTGGTGGCACATAAATAAAAGTGATTTATTCCCTACGGCAGAATTGGCTTATAAATATTTTTGGGATAATCTAGAAATTAATCATTTAACCCCGATGTTTGAATCTGCTAAGAAAACGGGGGTTAATTTATTTTGGCCGTATTTACATCCCGAAATTATAAGATATATATCCAAAATCCCGCTTGAAGAAAGAGTAAAAGATGGAGTTGGAAAGGTATTTTGGCGAGATGTTGCTAAATTAGCAGATGTGCCGGAATGGGTAATTCAACGTCCAAAAAGGGGGTTTGTAGATGCTCTCGTCAAATGAAATTGTACAAAGAATTGTAGAAAGGAGGAATACAAGAAAAGTGGATAAAAAAAAAGAGTTGATTGCTAAATATAATTTAACTTTAGAACAATTGGATTTTCAGATTGAAGATATTTCTTTGCAAGAATTAGAGGAAAAGTTAAAAACATTTACTTCTAAAAACGAAAACATAATAGAGTTTTCTGCTACATATCGTCAAAAACGTGAAGCATTACAAAATGCGTTAGACCCAAAAATTGAAAAAGATGATGATGACAATATAATTTACGAAGAATATTATTGGGTAGAAGATTTTGATGACGAATATGTATTTGTAGAAAAGAGTGTTTGGACACCTGATGACTATGAACGTAAATATGGTAGATTTACTTATATATTTAATGAGGAAACTCTTACTGCAACTTTATCTGGTGAATTTGAAGAGATGGTATTGGTGTGGTTGACGGTTGAAGAAAATAAAAAACTCCAGGAGGAAAGGGATAATTATACTAAACTTCAATCTGAATTTGAAAATTATAAAAATAATTATTCTATACCAAATAAGGAAGTAGAAGAGCTTCGAGAGTTCAAATCTCAAAGACTTAAAAAAGAACGTGAAGAACAGGAGGCTGTATTATTCGCTCATTACGATGAAGTTCTTGACGTAGAAGATGAAGTGTACAAGCAAATCAAAGAAAATAAATCTAACTTCTCAATTGAACAACTCGAAGAAAAATTGGCTGTTCTTTTTGCTAGGAAACAACTTAGTTTCTCTAGTAATAAAAATATAATTAAACTTGGTGCTGATGACGGAGATACTGGTGAGGTCTCCCCTTATGGAAACCTGTTTGAAAAACACCAAACTATAATTAAAAATAAGGAGGAAAACTAATATGTCTAATGCTATTTTTGTTGCTGAAAACATGGCTTCGACTAAAATTCCTAGTTTATTGAAAACTGCTAGATATCAAGATGGTGCAGGTAATGACCTGCCTATTAACAATGGTTGTGTAGTAACTTTAGGTGCTTTAATGCCAAATGAAAGAGAGGTATATCTTGCAACTGCTCCGGCTGCGGTTGGTAATGAAATTTATATAGTAGATACTCCTGAAGTTATTTATAGTGAAGAAACTACTTCGGGATTAAATGACTATACAAATATCGCCGGACAACTTTTGAGGGTGAGGAAACCACAAATTGGTGATTGTTTTGCAGTTAGTGCTAGAGCTATTACGCCTATTGGTGCTAATCCTCCTGCGGTTGGCAATCTATTAACTACTCCTGCTGGTTCTGTTTTGTGGGCTGAAGTTGCTCCTGGCGGGGCTGGTACAGCAAGTGTTGTAGCTGTAATTGAAGGTTCTTATGTGCTTGGTGCAGACCCGCTTGGTGGCAGAAATATTACTATGTATAGTTGCAGAGTTATTGTAGCGTAATAAATTATAAATATAATAAAGGAGGAAATGTAATTATGGCTTATGAACACATTGTAAAACTAGCCAGCGACATTTATTTCAATAGAGTAGACACTAATTTTGCTGCTAGTGATATGGAAAAAAACAAAGAAGTATTGCGTCAAGAATTAGTTGAACTTAATGGCGGTAAAACCACTGTTTCATATAAAGACTTGAGGGATAATAAAGCAATATTCCAAATCATAGAACAAATTCTTGAAACTACAATACTGTCTGGATTTAAAGACAACCAGTTCTTTGAGCAGTTTGTGGAGTATAGAAACGTAAAATTAGGTGATATCAATAGTTTCCATATACCTGATAATTCGTTGTTTATGGTTTCTGATACTGCTGAAGGTATTTTCGGAGTTAAACGTCAGAGAATGAATAAAGGTCAGAACGTGACCATTCCTACTCAATTAAAAACTGTACATGTATATGAAGAAGCCAATAGACTTTTGTCTGGTCGTATGGATATAGTTGAATTTTTGGATAAGATAGAAAAATCCTTCATGAATAGGCGTGGTCAGGACATATATAATACTTTCTTAAATGGACTTAATACATTAAACGCTGCTTTTACCGCTAACGGTGCTTTTGTTGAAAATACCTTGCTCGATATTTGCGAAAATGTAGAAGCTGCTACTGGCAATACTCCTATAATTGTAGGTACTAGGACTGCATTACGTAGGGTTAATACTGCTGTGCTTTCTGAGAAAATGAGGGAATCTCATAATGAGTTAGGTTATTATGGTAATTTTAATGGTATTAATATGATGAGGATTCCTCAGATTCATGCACAAGGTACTTTCAACTTCTTGATTACTAATAATGATTTATTCATTGTTACATCAGAGAGTAAACCCATTAAGTTTGTAACAGAAGGTGAAGCTATACTGGAAACCAAAGGTAGTATATTTGAAAACGCAGATATGACTGTGGATATATTTGCAGGAGAAAGAAACGGAGTTGCTCTTGTAATGGATCAGGTTTGGGGACAATATAGAATGCCGTAAGGTTGTTGATATCATAGGAGGGGCAAACGCCCCTCCTACTCGATGTTCGCCCGACATGGGCAGTAACTAGGCGGTGAAAGTCCGCTATGGGCTTGGTAGTGGGAACCATTAGCTAAACAGCAAGGGTGTTCACCGTGAGGTGAAATCTGGAGGAAGCTGCAGGCAAAG